AAGCAGATGAAGGATACCATGATGATCTAGTCATGTGTATGGTATTGTTTGCATGGTTAGTCATGCAGGAATACTTCAAAGAGATGACTGACCAGGATATTAGGAGAAGAATCTACGATGAACAACGAAACCAAATTGAACAAGATATGGCTCCTTTTGGGTTTATTGACGATGGCTTGGGTGATGATACCTTCGTGGACGCAGACGGTGACTTGTGGGCATACGGAGATAAGCAAGATGAAGTTACGTATATGCTACCCTACTGATGGATATTGGGGATCAGTTTTCTCTGGAACATCTTCTTTTCAAAGAGAGGACTTGTAGAACTTGTCATAAGAAGAAGAATTTAATTGAAGATTATTATATGACGAGAAGACAGAAGAGAGGTCTTCCATCTGCCTATTCATATGAATGTAAAGACTGTACCATACAAAGAATTATAAAATCTAGAAAAAAGAGAGATCCCTTTTCTGATTGGAAATATCCAGACTGGTAGGTTGTTCATGCATTGTTTCCCCTCTTGAGAGAGTGGAATTTCTAAATACTTTTAGATAAATTTGATATCTAGAGGTAAAAAAACATGGCAAGTCAAGTCTCGCCTGGTGTTGTTATTAGAGAACGTGATTTATCCAATGCGGTTGTAGTTGGTAGTAGTGCTCTGCGTGCTGCTATATCATCTTCATTTCGCAAAGGACCCGTAGGCAAAATTGTACAAATCGGTTCTGAAAGAGAACTAATTGATGTATTTGGTGCACCAGATGAGGCAAACGCTTCTGATTGGTTAGTAGCATCAGAATTCCTTCGTTATGGTGGAACATTAGCAGTTGTTCGTGCAGCTACTGGAGTATTAAACGCAACCCTTTCAGGTTCAGGAGTTCTTATCGGTAGTCAGGAAGACTTCGATGCAGGAGTAACTACTGAAAAGTTTGCTGCTAGAGATGCTGGTGCAGATGGTAACAACCTTCATGTTGTTATTGTAGATAAAGTTGCTGACGCAAAGATGACCAAAGCAGGTCATGGTCTTTCAGTTGGTGGCACAGTTAACGATGGTGCTAATGACCATGAAGTTACTGTTGTTATTGATGCTAACACTGTTGGTATTAAAGAAGGTGCTGCTACTGCAGTAACTGGTAACGGTTTCACTAAGTCTGCATTTACTGCATCTGACTGGAACTCACTTCCAATTGGTTCAACAGGTTTAAATTATAAAGCAATCGCTCCTCGTCCTGGTACTAGCTCTTACGCTTCTGAGCGTTATCTATCTGGTGACGAAGTACACGTTGCTGTTATTGACACTTCAAACAATACTATTGTAGAGAGAATGACATATCTCTCAAAACTTTCTGATGGTAAGACACCTGAAGGTGCTTCTTCTTATTGGAAAAATTATGTTAATGAATTTTCTAGTTATGTTTATGCAGGTCAAGGATTAACTTCTGCTGAGTTTACTACACTTGGTGAAGATCCTGGTTCTGCTGCTGCATCTTATGGTGCTACTGCTGCATCTCCATTGGTTATTGCATACATCAAGTCTACTGCTGGTGGTGCTTTATCTGGTGGTACAGATGACTATGCATACACTGCAGGTGAAGTACAAGCAGGATATGATAAATTCTTAGACACCGAAGAAACTACTGTAGATTTCGTTCTTATGGGTGGTAACGGTGCTAATGAAGCAGATACAATCGCTAAAGCACAAGCAGTTGCTGCTGTTGCAAATAGCAGAAAAGATTGCATCGCATTCATTTCTCCTTGGTCTGGTGCTCAAGTAGCTACTTCTGGTGGTGCTGCACTATCTCCTGGAGATCAACTTACTAACACATTATCCTTCATGGATAATATTTCTTCTAGTTCTTACGTTGTAAAAGACAGTGGACTTAAGTACACATACGATAGATTCAACGACAAGTATCGTTATATTGGTTGTAACGGTGATGTTGCTGGTCTTTGTGTATCTACTTCCGCAATTCTAGATGATTGGTTCTCTCCTGCAGGAACTGCAAGAGGAGGATTACAAAATGTTGTAAAACTCGCTTTTAATCCTAACAAGGCACAAAGAGATGATCTTTACACAAGTGCAGTAAACCCAATCGTTGCCTTCCCTGGTGCTGGTCCTATCCTATTTGGTGATAAGACTGCATTAGCATCTCCTTCTTCATTCGATAGAATTAACGTTCGTCGTTTATTCTTAAATGTTGAGAAGAGAGCTAGAGGACTTGCAGAAGCAGTTCTCTTTGAACAGAATGATGAAACAACTCGTTCAGGGTTTGCTTCTTCTATCGGTTCTTATCTTGCTGAGGTTCAGGCACGTAGAGGTGTAACTGACTATCTAGTTGTTTGTGATGAAACCAACAATACTCCTGAAGTCATTGACAGAAATGAGTTTGTTGCTGAACTCTACCTCAAGCCTACACGCTCTATTAACTACGTAACAGTTACTGTAACTGCTACAAGAACGGGCGTCTCGTTCGCTGAAGTCGTCGGTAGATAATCTAAAAGTATAACGAGAAAAAATTACGAGGTAAAAAACAATGGCAACAGTCAATAACGTAAGTTCGTTTCTTCAGAATATAGGGCAAGGCGTCAAACCTAATATGTTTATGGTTGACGTCAAATTCCCTGATGTTCTAGATAAAAACGATTCACAGGACTTGATTAACGTAATGTGCAAGTCCGCAGCACTTCCAGGTTCTAACTTGGGTGTGATCGAAGTTCCTTTCAGAGGAAGAACAGTTAAGATCGCAGGTGATCGTACCTTCGATACTTGGACTGCAACATTCTTCAACGATAAGGATCTTAAGCTACGCTCCTTCTTTGAGCAATGGGCAAATACCATCAACACTCACGATGATAACTCTGCTCCTCTGTTCAAACCTAATAAGAGTGATGGTTACATGGGTGAATTAATTGTTAAGCAACTTGAAAAAGATGCTTCTGAAGGTGGATCTGTCTTAAGGCAGTATACACTGTTACATTGCTTCCCAACTAACGTTTCTCCTATCGATCTAGCTTATGATAGCAATGATCAGATTGAAGAATTCACAGTTGAGTGGCAGTATTCTTACTTCACTGCACAAGGTGGAACACGTGAAGGCGTAAGTAGCATCGGCGTAGTTTGATAAATAGTTGGGAGCATAATTATTGAATAGGTAATCATGAGTCAGTTATTTGGCTTCCAAATTAATCGCAAGGAGGGTCGGAAGGGTCAATCCCCCGTCCCTCCTAATGCTGATGAGGCAATTGCCGTAGCAGCAGGTGGTTACTATGGGACATATGTTGACACGGATAATCAAGCTCGTAATGAGTTTGAAATGATCCGTCGTTATCGTGACATGGCACTACATCCTGAGGTTGATAGTGCAGTTGACGAAGTAGTAAACGAATTTATTGTGAGTGATGCTCACGATACTCCAGTAGAAGTTAATTTAGATAACTTAGATGCTGGAATGAATATCAAAAAGAAAGTTAGAGATGAATTTGAATACATCAAAAAACTTTTAAACTTTGACAATCGAGCACATGAGATTGTTAGATCTTGGTATATTGACGGAAGACTTTATTATCATAAGGTTATCGATTTAGATAATCCAAAGAAAGGTATTACGGAACTTCGTTATATTGATCCAATGAAGATCAAGAAGGTCCGACAAAAAATTGATCAAAAACCGAAAGACTCTCTAGCTCGTGAAGCAATTAAAGGCACAGCACTTGAGTATGAATACGGTACGTTTGTAGATTATTATCTCTACAATCCAAAAGGTTTTTATAAAGGTGGTGTTCTTGGACCAGTAGGAGACATGTCATTGTCTCAAGGTGTCAAGATGGCAGTGGATAGTATTACATTCGCACCATCTGGACTACAAGATTTAAACAAAAGAATGACTCTTGGTTTCCTTCATAAGGCAATCAAGTCTCTTAATCAACTTAGAATGATTGAGGATTCTCTTGTTATCTACAGATTATCAAGAGCACCAGAACGTAGAATTTTCTATATTGATGTTGGTAATTTACCTAAGGTAAAAGCGGAACAATATCTTCGTGATGTTATGAGTCGCTATCGTAACAAGCTAGTGTATGACGCAAACACTGGTGAGATGCGTGACGACAAAAAGCATATGAGTATGCTAGAGGATTTCTGGTTACCTCGTAGAGAGGGTGGACGTGGAACTGAGATCACTACATTGCCAGGTGGACAAAACCTAGGCGAACTCAAAGATGTTGAGTATTTTAAGAAGAAGCTTTATAACAGCCTCAATCTTCCTCCATCCCGTCTCACAGACGATAACAAAGGATTCAACCTCGGTAAAACCACTGAAGTCCTCCGTGACGAACTTAAGTTCACAAAGTTCATTGGACGTTTACGTAAAAGATTTGCTGAGATGTTCCACGACATGCTCAAAACTCAGCTCATCCTTAAAGGAGTAATAGCTCCTGAAGACTGGGATGATATGAAAGAGCATATCCAGTTTGACTTCTTATTTGATAATCATTTTAACGAACTTAAAGAAATTGAAATGATGAATCAGAGAATGATTACTGTTACTCAAATGGATCCTTTTGTTGGAAAGTATTTCTCAACAAAGTATGTTCGTTCACGTATCTTAGGTCAAACTAATAAAGATATGCGTGAGATTGATAAAGAGATGAGAACCGACATCAACACTGGTCTTGCTATTGATCCAGTAGAACTTAATGTTCTTGATAATATGGATAGAACAAATCAAGCACTCGCCCCTGAAATACAGGCAATGCAAGCAGATGATGATGCAGAAAGACAATCAAAAGCGGATGATGAAGCTCTAGCTAGAGACCTAAAGAGAGCGAAATCCGCACCTAAACCTTCTCCAAATAATAAATAATATATACTGAACTAATATTATGGCTGAAAAAACTGAAGTTAATAACGAGTTAGGTGCTGTGGATATCGTTGGCAAGATCAAGGATAACCAGAGGGCATCTGCTATTGATGCTATTCACGATATGTTGTTTTCCAAAGCTTCCGAAGCTATGGCAGATTACAAAAAGGTGGTAGCAAATACACTCTTTGATGAACCTACCGAAAAGGAAACTACCGATGAAACTGATAACGGAACAGATTGAAGACGTTAAAATCCTTACAGAGGAAAAGAACGGAAAGAAACTTCTTTACATTGAGGGAGTATTCTTACAATCTGAATTAAAAAATCGAAATGGTCGTATGTATCCCTTTAGTGTCCTCGAACGTGAAGTTGGAAGATACAATGAGGAGTATATAAAATCAAAACGTGCTCTCGGTGAACTTGGTCATCCTGATGGTCCCACTATCAATCTTGATAGAGTATCTCATAGAATTACTTCACTTAAAGCAGAGGGGAATAATTTTATGGGTAAGGCACAGATCCTAGATACACCAATGGGTAACATCGCTAAGAGCTTACTTGGCGAAGGAGTTCAGTTGGGTGTTTCTTCTCGTGGTATGGGAAGCATTCAAAAGAGTGAAGACTGTAACGTTGTTGCAGATGACTTCATGCTTACAACTGCTGCAGATATTGTGGCAGATCCATCCGCACCCGATGCTTTCGTAAATGGAATCATGGAAGGCAAAGAGTGGGTGTGGGACAACGGTCTTTTAAAAGAAAAGGAAGTTGCTAAATACCAGAGGTACATGGACGGTGCTAATCGCCGCACCATGGAAGAGAAAACGCTCAAAGTTTTTGAGCATTTCCTCTCAAATCTTTGATTCTATAAATAAACTTAGATTAATTATACGGAAATTACGAGGTAAACTCAGATGTCAGACAAGCTAAATGAAAAGTTTGAGGAGTTCGTTACCGAGCAAAAGGTGATTGTAGAGAACGCGGCTGACCCAATGCCTACCGTTCAAGCTACTGTTATTCCTGGCACTGGTAGTGAACCCACTCAGGTCTCTGACGCACAGACTGGTTCTGGCGGCAAGGATCCTCAACCCACTGTAGCACCTAATGTTGCTCCAGCAGGTCAGTCAGTAACTGATCTTGGTGGAACATCCACTACTCCTAACGAGCACGATGATGATGGTGAAGAGAATCCTGGCGCTAAGGCAGCTGCTCCTGTTGGAGATGCATCTAGCGACGGATCTGCTCA